CTTTGATAGAAAAGCTTGACAAACTGTTCCCGGATAAATGTCCCCTCTTGACAGACTCTGATAGAGATGTATGGTTTAAGGTAGGACAAAGAAGTGTAATTAATTATTTACAACAGACTTACGACGACCAACTCGAACAAAATATAGTAACTAAACAAGTACAGAAATAGCCATGTGTTTCGGATCATCACCATCGCCACCACCACCTCCTCCTCCTCCACCGCCCCCACCTCCTACAGCAACAGCTGAAAGGGTAGAACCTACAAGAGCTAGAGCAGCTAGTACTACGATGGCTAAGAAAAGAGGAACCCGTCAATTAACAGTGCGTCGTCCTACATTAGGTATGGGTGGTCAGACCGGAACAGGAGTACAGCTTTCACAGTAACATATTATGAGAAGTTTAGATAAGAAGACATTATTAGAAGATGCAACATCTAGTGGAGCAGGTACTGCTTTTCAAGTAGAGCGTGTAAAGAGTTGGACATTTATCGTAGCAACATCAGCAGCTGGTACTGCAACAGTAGATATTGAAGCTTGGATCGGTGGAGCTTGGCATGTCATTCACAGTCAGAGTGTTACAACAGATGGATCGTTTATGATTCGTGATGACCACGGACACTACGAGAAGATCAGAGCTAACATCAGTGCTTACACCAGCGGAACCCATAGCGTCTTTGCTACCGGAACTGTTGAGTCTCTGTAATGTCGATTACTTTCACATCAGGTTTCTCTAAACCATCAGCTATCTTGGATAAGCCTAGCAATTTAGAACGACCTGAGTTTGGAACACTGTATGGATTTGATGCACCACAAGAGGAAGTCATAGACGGAGCGATCTTTACAGAAGCTAGTGAACCGTTGACAACCGAACTAAACGAAATATTATTATTTGAACCCGCTTAATACTCATGGCTAATAAAAAGATTACCGAACTTACGGAGCTTACAGCACCAGTCGGTGCGGACATTCTCGCAATCGTTGACGATGTAGCGGGAACCGCAACCACTAAGAAAGTATCCGTTACCAATTTAATGGGGCAAGCATCTGCCTCTAACCTATCGAGTTACGACTTCAACGGAAACGCTATCAGTAACTTTGACGCATCGATCAACGATCAAACAGGAACCACCTATACATTAGTAGCGGGAGACAACGGTAAAGTAGTAGTACTTGATAACGCATCTGCTGTAACTGTCACAGTACCAAGTGGTTTAGGAGTTGGGTTTAATTGTAGCTTCGTACAAAAGGGAGCGGGTCAAGTATCGTTTAGTGCTTCAGGAACTACGATCAACAACAGGCAGTCTCACACAAAGATCAACGGTCAGTACGGAGTAGCTAGCATTATTGCTTACGCTACCGACACTTACATCTTAGCTGGAGACACCGCTTCTTAATAAATATGTTCGTACTTCCTACATTTGGATTAGGTGTTATCGCTAGTCCTACTGAAGTTTCTTTTGTCAGCCTTGCAGAATCTTTAGTAATCGATGTATACAACACAGAATCACAAGTATTCGCACTTACATCAGTAACAGACTACACCATTGTATACGCTAAAGATACAGATAAATTATATGTATGGGACGGTAGTAATTGGGTGTTCTTTAGTAACAATTAATAAATTAAAAATATGAGTTCATTAACAGCTTACGCATCCGCAACCGCAAGAGATTCAGCAGCACCAGCATCGAGTAATCCGGGACTTTGCATATTTAGAACAGACACTAAAGCTATCGAGGTATCTGACGGCACGGATTACTTCGCTTATAATAATGACGGTCAATCGTTGCAGTTTTCTAGTAATAGTTATAGCGGGGTCTTTGATGGGGCTGGTGACTATGTAAGTGTAGGAACAATAGCATCATTAAATTCTTCAACTGATTTCACGGTCACAGGGTGGTTTAATTACGACACACTTCAAACAGTAATTATTGGATCAGGTGCATCTAGCTCAGCTAGGTTTGCTATACGTCCGGAATCCACATCATCAATGAAAGCAACTGTTGGTGGTAGTATTTATACGATAACATTAGGTATTAGCGGTGGTATCTCTAGCGGTACATGGTATCATTTTGCGTGTGTTATTAACGGAACATCTTTAACTGTCTATATTAACGGGAGTGCTAGTGACGGAGGAAGTGCAACCGTATCCTCACTTTCTAGCGGTTGGGCGGATGATTTTGATATTGGAAGAAACTCTCCTAATTGGACATCTAACCTCAGATATTTTGATGGTAAGTTAGACGAGATCGCCGTGTACGACAGTGCGTTAACATCTTCAGATATATCTAATATCTATAATAGTAAAATTTATATAGGACCTCTTGCTGTTTGGCGATTTGAAAATGACACTACAGACGAACTCGGAGTATTTGACGGCACTAATAACAACGTAACATTCAGCACTTCTGACAAACCATACTAATAGATATGAACAATAGAACATATGTTATAGCAGATACTTCCGAGGTTAGTGGTTTCGACTTTGATCAGCTTATCGACATCGATGAATCGTACAGCCGTAAGAGCTTAGACGGATCAAAGATACTCGCTAGGTACGAAGGTACACAACCATTCTTTCTGCTCGGTAAGACGGAGTACACACAAGAAGAGATACTAAGCATCTTGAGTGGTCCTGAGTGGACGAGCGAAGGCGAAATCTAAACGGTATGCACGAAACAGCCCAAGGGCTATATCATTCGTTGGAGAACCAGCGGTGGTCATTCTTAGACAGAGGTCGTACATCTTCTGAGCTTACACTTCCTTATGTTTTACCGCCTGACGGTCACAACTACGCTACTAAGTACTACACACCGTACCAAGGTATCGGAGCTAGAGGTGTACTGAATCTTAGCAGTAAGTTATTGTTAGCACTGTTACCACCTAACGCTCCATTCTTCCGTCTTGTTATAGATCGGTATGAATTAGATAAAGCAAAGGAAGATTTAGGGCCCGAAGGAGCAGAACAATTACGCACAGATTTAGAGAAAGCATTAGCTGATGTAGAGCGTAGTGTATCACAGGAAGTAGAAGTACAGAACTTCAGGAACGGTATATTCCAAGCACTAAAGAACTTACTTATAACAGGTAACAGTTTGTTGTACTTACCAGACGAAGGTGGTATGCGTGTGTTCAAGCTTGATCGTTATGTAGTCAAGAGAGACCCAATGGGTAATGTTACACACATAGCAGTGAAAGAAACTGTAGCTCCTATGATGCTTCCTGAATCTGTAAGAGAAGAAGTATATCGTCAGGAAAAGGAGAACAGCTGTGACCTCTACACCGCAATCGTCAGAGAAGGAGATAAGTACAAAGTCTACCAGGATGTTAAAGGAATGCTCATCGAAGAAAGTATGGGTGAGTATCCGATTGATAAGTCCCCGTGGCTCCCGTTACGCTACACCCAGATTGATGGAGAGGACTACGGCAGAGGCTTTGTTGAAGAGTACCTCGGAGACTTAAAGAGTTTAGAAGCACTGACCAAAGCAATCGTAGAAGGTAGTGCAGCAGCAGCTAAAGTATTGTTCATGGTTAATCCTAATGGTACAACAAGAGCACGAACATTAGCTGAAGCTCCTAACGGTGCGATTGTACAAGGTAGTGAAGGAGATGTATCTGTATTACAGTTGAATAAGTTTAATGACTTTAGAACTGCACAAGCCACAATGAACGGTATAACAGATCGTCTAAGCCAAGCATTTCTTTTGACATCGGGAGTTGTTAGAGATGCAGAGAGAGTGACCGCTGAAGAGATACGGATGTTAAGTCAAGAACTTGAAGCTGCTCTAGGTGGTCTCTACTCTCTGTTATCTCAGGAGCTACAGCTTCCTATTGTCAGTCGATTGATGGACAAGATGTCTAGGAACAAGCGTCTGCCTAAGATACCTAAAGATATTGTTAAACCTACTATTGTTACTGGTGTTGAAGCACTTGGTCGTGGTAATGATCTTAACAGATTGGATATGTTCTTGGCAGGTGCTAATCAGATAGTAGGACCGCAAGCAGTTACTCAATACTTAAATGTATCTGACTACTTCAAGCGTCGTGCTACTGCTTTGGGTATTGAGACTGAAGGACTGATCAAGACAGAAGAAGAAATTCAACAAGCTATGCAACAGCAACAGATGATGGAGATGGCACAGAAACTCGGAGCACCCGCAGTCGCACCCGCTATCAACGCAGCACAGGAGCAGTACATGGCACAACAAGAACAACCGCAAGAGGAATAACAAACTATGGCTGAATTACACCGAGTAGAGATAAATGAGAAAGCACCAAGCGAAATCGAACCCGAAGAGAAAGCAACCGCCGAAGAACCACAAGCCGAGACGGAACTACCGCAAGAACAAAGCGACCGCCCGGACTGGCTCCCCGAAAAGTTTAAAACACCGGAGGATATGTCGAAAGCGTACTCCGAGTTGGAAAAGAAAATGGGAGCAGGGGCTAAAGAAGATCAAGCAGAAGCTGAACAAGTTGAAGAGAAAGCTGAGGACCAAGAAGAACAGACTGAAGAGAACACTAGTGAAGCATACCAAACGATTGCGGAAGCTAGTAAAGAGTTCTTTGAAAATGACGGTCAACTTAGTGAGGAAACTTATAACGCTTTAGAGAAAGCAGGATTACCTAGAGATTTAGTTGACAGCTACGCAGCTGGTCAGCAAGCATTGTTACAATCTGAAGAAGCTCAAATACAAAGCGTGGCGAACGGTCAATACGATGCGATGTCAGAGTGGGCGAATGAGAATTTACCACAAGAAGAGATCGATGCTTTTGATGAGGCGGTCACGGGTGGTACAGTTCAACAAGCTAAATTAGCAGTGCAAGGATTGTACGCCAGGTATCAGAATGCTACAGGTAGTACACCTAAGTTAACACAAGGAGCAGTATCTGGTACATCGACTATGCCTTTTAAAAGTATGCAGGAGTTAGCACGAGCACAGTCCGATCCACGCTATCGTTCAGGCGATAAAGCATATCATCAAGAGATTGACAGAAGACTTTCTGTAAGCAATATATAGGTTGTTTATTCATTCATAAGGTATAGTGGCCCCTAGTGTTGGTTTATTGGTTTGCTGACACTAGGGGTTTTTCATTATGATTAAGAACATGGCAACAGAAATAGGTGAGAATGTACAGGTAAAAGCCAACCTAGCATTCATGGCGAAAGTCATAGCTATTGTTGGTACTTGTGTTTGGGGGTACTCTGTAGTGTGGAATAAACTAATGGTACTGGATAGTAGCTTAGACCGTGTGCAGCATGAGGGTACGTTATTAGGAGACTTGTCAGCACGGATGATGCACATCGAGAAGTTTGCAGAACAATCAAAAGCGGACCTTAACCATCTACTAGAAATGCAGGACGCACCAATAACATCTGACCATCAACAATTTGAGAGGCTTCGGTACTTAGAGAAAGAGTTGGATATATTACGAGCTAAAGTAGATCAAATGAGATTGGGGGCGTGGTGAAAAGATGGGCGAGTTACTTATGTTATTTATTACGGGCGGTGGTAGCACTGCTATGGGGGCGATTCTTAAAGGTGTGTTCGGATATATCTTTGAAGCCAAGCAGAACAAGCATGATCTTGAAATGGCGAGAGAAGCTCGTGCGTCTGATAATTTCCTTAGACTACAAGCTGAAATCGCTAAAGGAGGTACTGGTGAGTTTGTTTCTTTTACTCGTCGTATTCTTGCTGTTATCGGGGTGTCTACGCTCTGTGCGTGTATCATCCTCTGTACCCTCTTCCCAACCGCAGAGATCGTCACCCTTACCAACGCAGACGGAGAGGGAGTCAACGAGTTCTTCTTCGGACTCATCAGCTTTCAAGCCAATCAAGAACCAATATCTATTTCTTCTGGACACATCAGCCTTATGGGATGCACGGTAATACTGCCTTGTATCCTTGGGTTTTACTTTGGTCCAAGCGGTCGAAGAGGTTGACAGTCAAGGCTTTTTTCCTTTTACTTATAATTAAATTTAATCGACAACTAGCAACAACTAGTCCCTCGACCCTCTGCGGAGGACAATCCTGTGAAGACGAAAGATGTGAAAGTCACTGGTAATCATCACACATTCAATAACTTATAACATAGGAAATATATATTATGGCTAACGGAAATACATCCCCCAGTCGTGTAGGTCTTATTGAAGGCGGTTCTGATAACGATGCTTTGTTTCTCAAGAAGTTTTCTGGAGAGATTTTGCAAACCTTTGAAGAGTCCAACATCTTTAAACCACTGCACACAATCAGAACCATCGAGTCTGGTAAATCAGCACAGTTCCCTGTAACAGGTATCGCTTCTGCTTCTTACCACACTCCTGGTGAAAACATCGCAGACGGTGGTAACAGCTACCTCAGCGACATCAAGAAAACTGAGAAGATCATCACCATCGATAAGATGCTTGTTGCTTCCACTTTCTTGGCTAACATCGACGATGTAAAGAATCACTACGACATTCGTTCAGTATACGCTAACGAGTTGGGTAAAGCACTTGCTGTTCGTTTCGACACTGCTCTTGCTAAAGTGTTCATCGCTGCTGCTCGTACCGGAGCTAACTTAACTCAAGTTGGTAAAGGCGGAAGCATCCTCGACATCAGTGCTAACACCTTCGTTAACTTCGGAGATGCTAATTCTGACGCTGGTGATCCTACTGGTGCTGAGTTGGTAGCTGCTTTGTTTAGTGCTGCTCAACGCATGGACGAACACGATGTTCCTAGTGACGGTCGTTTCTGTGTATTGCGTCCTCAAGAGTACTACAAGCTTATCACTGGTGCTGACGATTCCAACAGCTTCTCTCTTACTTCTGCTATCAATAAAGATATTGGAGGAGCCGGAAGTCTTGCTGCTGGTAACATTCCACAGATCGCTGGTATCAGCATCTTCAAGTCAAACCACATCCCATCAACTGACCTCAGCGGTACTTCTACTGGCGACGGTGAGTCTAACAACGATGTGTTTGGCGGAAACGGAGTAGGATACAACGGAAACTTCACCACCACTAAAGGTATTGTTTCTCATTCTGCTGCTGTAGGAACTGTTAAACTGCTTGATCTTGCTACCGAATCTGAGTATCAGATCGAGCGTCAAGGTACGCTTTTTGTTGCGAAGTATGCTATGGGTCACGGAGTTCTCCGTCCTGAGTGTGCTATCGAATTGATCGCATAACCCTGTTTTCTCTCGGTGTTGGGAGGTCTGTGATTCGTTCCGCTCCCTCCATCGGGATTACTTTTTTATAGAGCTATGGCACTTACGACTAAACTAAATGCAGTAAACACTATCATCTCCGTTATTGGAGAAGCACCAGTAAATACATTAGGAGGGACAGCAGTTCCGGTAACAGTCGTACAAGCGGAAGCAGTGCTGGACGAAACCAGTAAAGCCATACAGTCAGAGGGTTGGCACTTTAATACAGAACACGAATACACCCTTACTCCTGACTCTTCCACATCTAAGATTACATTACCTAGTAACACGCTGAAGGTAGACTTAGACCCACAACTTTATACAGACAGTGATCCAGTACAGCGTGGACTTACTCTATACGATAGAAAGAATCACACGGATGTATGGACCAAAGAGGTTAAAGCCTCGATTACTTTTGAGTTAGCATTCACAGATATGCCTGAGCAGTTCAGACACTACATCACAGTCAAAGCAGCTCGTATCTTTGCTAACAGATTCTTAGGCAGTAGAGAGATTGAAGGGTTTGCTTTGAGAGACGAGATAGAAGCGAAAGCCCGTGCTATCGATAGTGACTCTGAGAATGCAGACAGAACTATCTTTGACCACTACAGCGTACTAAGAGTATTAGATAGATAAGCGATGCCTCTGTTAGTAAACAGTGTACCTAACCTAGCACAGGGCGTATCGCAGCAGCCTGACAATCTTCGTTATCCAGGACAATGTGACGAACAAATCAATGCTTGGGCTACTGTTGTTGAAGGATTGGTAAAGCGTCCTAATACAAGACACACAAGCAAACTGTTCACAAGTAAAGTAAGCAACGATGCATTTGTACACTTTATAGATAGAGACGACGATAATCAGTTTGCTGCTGTTATAGATAATAATCAGGTATCGTTATTCAACTTAGCTACAGGAAGTCCTGTTAGTTTAGCTGTATCAGCTAGTGCTCAGACCTACCTAAATAATGTTACCACTCCTCGTACTGATGTTAAAGCTCTGACAGTTGCAGACTATACATTCATAGCTAACAAAGAACAGACGGTATCATTGGGTGCTTCTCTTAGTTCCACACTTCCTTACGAAGCTTTAGTGTTTGTTAAGTTGGGAGACTACAGTAAAGAATACAGTGTAGAAATAGATGGTCAGAAATTTATTTATGAGAGTGGAGACGGACAGAACTCCACTGCTGATTCCACAGGTAATTCAGATGGTACAGGTAGAGATGCGGATACTGAATACATAGCTGGGCAGATCGCACAGACTTTAGGAACAGGTGGTCAAGTAACTTCTGTTACAATAACAAACGGAGGAAGCGGATACACCACACCACCTGATGTTACATTTAGTAATCCTGCTACAGGTACTGATAATGCTGAAGGATATGCTTTGTTGTCAGGAGGTGTTGTCACTGAAATTGTTGTTACCCACGGAGGTAGAAAATATACATCAGCACCCACTGTTACATTCAGCAGTGGATCAGCCACAGCTACCGCTACAATAGCAACTACTGGCGTGTCTCAAACAGTTGAAGTACAGAATGCTTGCATCAAGATTACAGGTACATCTGATTTTCAGATTGGAACTAAGGATGGATTAGCTGACCAAGGACTAGGTTTAGTTTACAAAGAAGTAGGTAACATTACAGACTTACCATCTAAATCATACCACGGATTCCGAGTTAAAGTGCGTGGTGATACAGAGCTTGTACAAGATGATTACTATGTAAAGTTTGAGGTACACGATGAAGAAGCATTTGGAGAAGGTACTTGGGTAGAAGATATAGGATACGGTGTAAAGACTGAGCTGAATGCTACCACTATGCCTCTACAGCTAGTACCGGATGCCACTTTTACCAACTGGACATTAGATGTTACTGATTGGTCAGACCGTTTGGTAGGAGACGACGACACGAATCCAGCTCCTACATTTGTAGGTAGTAAGATAAACGATATGTTCTTCTTTAAGAATCGTCTGGGTATACTGACTGACGACAGTGTTGTATTCAGTGAAGCGGATGAGTTCTTTAACTTTTGGAGGGCTACTGTACTACAGCTGCTAGACAGTTCTAGGATAGATGTAGGAGTCAGTCACACAAGAGTAGCAATACTTAAACACGCTGTACCATTCCAAGAGAAGTTATTGTTGTTCTCTGAGAATACACAGTTCGTACTTAGAGGCACTGACTTGTTAACACCTAAGACGGTAAGCATAACACCAGCTACTGAATACAACTCCACACCAGAGATTCGTCCAATCGTACTGAATAACTATGTATACTTCCCATTCAAACGGAACGGATATGCAGGAGTTACTGAGTACTATGTAGACAACGACACTAATATCTTTGATGCAGCGGAAGTAACAGCTCAAGTACCTACTTACATACAATCTGATGTTATCGCTATGGCGGGTACTGCTGTTGAGAATGTATTAGCACTGGTTAACAATCAGAACAGAAAAGAGATATTTGTGTATAAGTATTTCTGGCAAGGTAAAGAGAAGATACAATCAGCCTGGCAGAAGTTCACACTTAGTAGAGATGTTATCGGATTGGACTTCATCGAGTCTAACTTACACTTGGTAACGAACGATACTACATCCACCTACTTAGAAGTACTACCACTAGAGAATGATCTACAGGACACTGGACTTACTTATACTATCTGTTTAGACAGCAGGATAGACGGTAGTGCTTTGACTACTAGCTTTAGTGGTGGTATTACTACGATCAGCGGGTTTCCTTACGATCCAGTAGATGTTGAGATATTTAGTAAAGCTGGACACAAGTATGCATTTACTAGGACATCAGTTACCGAAGGTACAGTCAGTGGCGATATAACATCTGTTCCATTCTTTGCGGGTATCCCGTACAATATGTTGTACAAGTTCTCCGATCAAACACTGAAGCAACCAACAGAAAGAGGGGGTCGTAGTGCATCTGATTACACATTCCAAACGATTCGTAGCGGTAGCTTGAACTACGCAGAGACTGGACACTTTATTGTGGAGGTAACTCCTAAGTTTAGAGATACATATAGCTACGCATTTAATCCTGATATACTAGGTGCTGACTTAACACTTAACAGTTTCACACCACAAGACGGACACTTCAGGTTCCCCGTGCAGGCACAGCCAAACGATGTAACAATCGAAGTGAAGAGTAGTTCTGCCTTGCCTGTTAAGTTGTTAGCTGCAGAGTTTGAATCCATGATGATACCGAGAAGCAGAAGATATGGAGCTTAGAATAGATGAAGCACAGGGGGATATGGATGCAGCTGATCTGTATGAGGACCTGCGGGAGGAAGACATGTTAGAGATTCTTGGATTGATGCACCACCCTAGAGATGCTGTGTATATGTCGTACGGTACATCTAGCAAGTGCTACAGTGTACGAGATGATTTGAACAATCTATACTGCTCGTTTGGAGTGTGTCCTATCAACGGTACTAATATCGGAAGTGCTTGGTTATTAGGTACTAGAAGATTACCAAAGATTAAGAAGTTCTTTTTACAGAACTCTAAGGAGCGTATGCAGGAACTACTAGTAGGATTTGATTACTTAACTAACTTTGTTATGCGTAGTAACACCCTGAGCATTAGATGGTTGGAGTGGTTAGGGGCTGAGTTTAACGATTGTCAGTACGAAAACTATCTGTCATTTATATTAGAGAGGAAGTAATTGTTATGTGTTTTCCAGCAATAGGTGCAGCAATGTTAGGTTATACCGGAACTGGTTCTGTGGCTGCTGCTACAGCTGCTACTGGATTAAGTAGTACAGGTTTAGGTATAATGGGAGCCACTACTGCTTTAGGTGTAGCTTCTCCTCTTGTATCGTATGCAGGGCAGCGTCAGCAAGCTAGACAACAAGCAAGATACCAAGCACAAGCACAAGCTGCGGAGCGTCAGCGTTTCCTACAAGAACAGACCTCTCTTCGTATGCGTCAAGCACAGGAGCAAGAGGCAGTCGGACGGGAACTTGAACAAGTAAGTCGTAAATCACAAGCAGCACTTGCTAGAGCTAGAGTATCTGCTGGAGAAGCTGGTGTAGCGGGTGCATCTGTTCAAGCGTTGATGGATGACTATATGAGGCAAGAAGCTGGTTATCGTAGTGCGTTAGCTAGACAACAAGAGCTAGGAGCATTAGGTACAGGCTTAGGACTTGAACAAGCAGGGTTTGCTACACAACAGCGTCAGATCGGATTGTCACAACCAATAGATAGACCAAACATTCTTACTGCTGGATTAGGTGCTCTTCAAGGAGGTCTTAGTGGTTATCGTACAGGATTGGAAATTAAAAGAATGCAAAGCTAATGGCTAAGGAACGAGTACAAGTACAAGGACTAGGGGATGTTGCTCCTGGTATTCAGCCTACCATTCAACGAGCAGGTCAGTACGGCATTCAGGTGCAGAAGGCTGGGACTAATAAGTTACAGCAGT